AAAGATTATTTTTTGATTTTTATATAAAGAAATTAAACTTATTTATAGAGGTTCAAGGAAAACAACATGTTGAATATACTCCTCATTTTCATAATGATAGATCAGATTTTCTTAAGCAGAGAGAAAGAGATAATTTAAAAAGGGAATGGGTAGAAGAAAATGGTTGCTATTTAGCTAGAGTGTATTATAATGAAGATATAACAGAAGATTTAGTTTTATATAAAATAGAAATGGCTATGAAAGGTGGCTTTTATGAGTAGTGTTTTTACCACAGAAGAGGATTATATAAAATACAGAAAGGATTGTAAGGACTTTGAGTGTTTAAAGGATGGAACTGTATATGGTGAATACAAATATTGTAATTTAAGTAGAATTTGTAGGCAAGTAGATATAGTTGATGGATATTTAGTTCCTATGGAGTCTCATTATTGTCCTGTAGTTGATAGTAAAACAGGAGAAGTTGTCGAGTGGGAGTATTATTGTACAGGTATTCACGACAAGAGGTCTAGATCAGAAAGATCAGATGGTGACGATAAGGTAAGTTAGGAGGCAACTATGGATGAAGGTATATATTCTTTTAGTAAAATAACTATAAATAAAAATTTGCTTGATGAGATCTGGTCTTTTGACCCTATGTCACTGGATTCTTTAGATGCTTCTACAATTAGTAAATATGCTATAGCTCTTTCACAATACCTTGTTTATTATAGATGGGAAGTAAATAAAACTAAAGCAGAGCTTTCAAAGAAAAGGAGACTATTTGATAGTTCTTTAACTTTATCTTTAGATGAGGCAGATCTTAAAAAATATAAGACAAAGAAGGCTGCTAGTGAATATTTGATTAATACAAACACTGATTTATCTAAATTAGATGAGGAGATTGACATTTTACAAAGTGAACTTATAATGCTTGAAGGTATAGATAAATCAATAAGTGAATATATTGCTACATTTAAGAGAGAATTGACTAGAAGAGAGCAGGAACTTTTTACAATAAGAGCTGAGAGGAGATAATATGTCTAACTCTGGTTATAAGGATTTATTTTATAAACCCGGAGATGAAAGAGCTGTTCTTTCATACTGCTTTAAGAATATAGAATATTTCTATAGTTTATCTTCAAAGATATCAGAATCTGATTTTTTAGATGATTCACATCAACTTATATATGTTATTCTTAAAGAATTAGTTACATCTGGTGTAAATAAGTTTGACATTTCTATTGTTGTGAATAAAGCACAAAGCCTAGAAATATTGGACCTTATCGGGGGTGTTAGTTATTTACAATCTATCGTAAATATGCCTGTATCAGATGAAAACTTTGATATATATTTGGGAAATGTTTTAGAAGCAAGTACAAAGTATAGAACATATTGTTCATTGAAAAGACATATGTCTTTTATAGAGAAAAATGCCCAGGCGGGAGAAACAAGTTCAAATATAATAAGTAGTATAGAAAATAATATACTTGATTTATCATCTAATTCTTTAATGAATGAGGAGCCAGTATCTTTCGGGGAAGATCTTGATAAGTTTATAGAAGAAAGAAAAGATAAAAAAATTGAGAGAACAGGTTTATCTACTGGTTATCCTATACTTGATAGGCAGATAGATGGTATGATTCCAGGTACTTTGATGGTAGTAGCCGCTAGAAAAAAGATGGGAAAAAGTGCTTTTTTAACAAATGTTGGTTTGTTTAATTCTTATATATCTAGAATTCCTACTTTATATATAGATACAGAGTTGACATATGAAGAATGGAGAACAAGGGCATTAGCAATAATTACAGGTATAAAAGAAAGAGATATTAAACATGGCGGCTGGAATAAAATACAGTTGGACAAATTAGTTAAAGCTAAAGAACTACTTAAGAAAGGTAAAATGTTTCATAAATATATGCCTGGGTATAGTGTAGATAAGATAGTATCTCTTTGTAAGAAGTATAAAGTTAGAGAGAATATAGGCTTAATTATATTTGATTATCTTAAAGAACCTGATTTGTCCACTGTTGGTGAAGGAAGAAAAGAGTACCAGATATTGGGAGATGTAACTACTAAATTAAAAGACTTATCTGGTATTCTCAATGTTCCAGCATTGACAGCGGTTCAGTTGAACAGGCAAAATAATATTGCAGATAGTGATAGAATTGCTAGATATGGCGATATTATATCTTTCTGGGGTTTAAGGACAGAAGACGAGAAGAAGGCAGGAGGTCCAGAGTGCGGTCAATATAAGTTAGTTATTAAAGATACGAGAAGGGGTGGTAGCACACCTGAAGAAGGTATTGGTTATAGGTTTCATAAAACAAGACTTACTATACACGAGGTTCCGCCACAAGACCAATATTTTATGCATGATGTAGGAGAAGTTATGGACCATAATGATTTTGATGATGGTGCTTATAAGAATAGGTATATAATAGAAGATGAACTTGCATAATAAAAATACTATAAAAGATAGAATAGATAGAATTAAATTAAGTATAGACCCAGTTTATTTAGCTGAAAGGTTAGGTTTTACTTCTACTAGAGATACTTCTAAGGAATTTAGGTCTGCTTGTATAATACATGGTGGTGATAATCCTACTGCTTTTAGACTTAATAAAGAACTTAAAACATGGGTATGTTTTACACACAAATGTCACGAAACATACGGAAATGACCTCATTGGTTTGGTAAGATCTATTAATAATATAAGTTTTATGGAGGCTTTAGAATACTTGGAAATGATTTCAGGAACTAACAATATAACAAACGAGGAGTTAATTAGATATAGGCACGAAAGAGAGAAAAAGGAGTTTGTTAAAAGATTTGGTACAATGACCCCAGAGGTTCCAGATATAGTTGATCCAATAAAACTAAAATATTATAAACCTTACAGGTCACAATTATTCTTGGAGGATGGTTTTAGAGAAGAAACTTTGGATTATTTTGAGGTCGCAGGCGGCTATGTAGATAGTGAAAAAATAGTAAGAGATATAATACCTATATATGATATAAAAAACAGACTAGTTGCATACTCTTTAAGGGATATAAGAAGAGGTATAGATGATAATGGTAAGTATAAACTTACAACACCTTTCGATAAAGACTCGGTTCTTTATAACTTAAATAATGCTAAAGAATATTGTCATTATTTACCTTTAATAATTGTTGAAGGATTTAAAAGTGTTTGGAAATGCTATGAATTAGGGATATTTAATGTTGTGGCTTGTATGGGTTCTGGAATAACTGAGGGTCAAGCAGAATTAATATTTTCTTATGCTGAAAAAGGTGTAGTGTTATTTTTTGATAATGATTTAGCTGGAATGGAAGCTATTGGAAGATCCTATGAGTTATTAAAAGGGAAAATAAATATATATACAGAGATTATAACTGAAGTAGACGAACACGGTAATGGTCTAGACCCTGCTGAATTGACAGATGAACAAATATTTTATTATTTGGAAAATTATATATATATAGGAGGTAAAGAATTATGCTTGGAGAAAACTTTGTAAAACTAAAAGGTTATGTTATAGGAAAAACATTCAAACATGTTGGAGCCAATAATATTGCCATGTTTAAAGGAAGTTTAGAGATACCTACAGAAAATGGAAAGAGGCAGTTTATTAAAATAGCAGCTTGGGGAAGTATTGCTGAAGATTTAAACTCTTTTAATAAAAAACCTTTTGTTAAAATACATGGTCATATAGAGGAAAGTTCTTATGATAGTAATTGTAATGGTTGTAATATGCCCATGAAAAAATATTGGACAGAAGTTATTGTAGATAATTTTATTGAGGAGGATGAGAATGAGTGAATATGAAGTTCATACAGGTTTACCAACATTATCAATGTTGCCGATGGTAAACACTAATTTTATGGTTGTAGAAAAAGTAGAAATAGAGGTTCCTAGAAGCGGAAACTACCATGATGTTTCTAATGGTGTTTTTGGTGATGATAGTGGAGATTTTGATTTATTATCAAATGATGTTTTATATTTACCGTCAATAACTAAAGTGTTACTTGCTGTAAATAAATATCCTAATCTTAAACAGAACCAATTGTTTACACCAAGTAGTTTAGAGTTCTTCGAAGATGTGGTGAAAATAAGAGGCAGTATTCTTGAAATAATAAATATAGAGAGGGTAAATAATGAGTAATTGTGAAAGTAATACAGAATGTAGTCTTTTGGATACAGTTTATAGATGTGTTAAATGTAATTCATTGGCTTTTGAATATGAAGAAAATAAGTTTAGATGTTCTGATGTTTTGAATTGTAATACTGAATGGGAAGTTGTAGAAGATGACTAATTATTATGAAACTTTAGGTGTTTCTAAAGATGCTTCGCCTGATGATATAAAAAAATCTTATAGAAAGTTAGCTATGAAGTATCATCCAGATAAGAACAATGGAGATAAGGAAGCTGAAGTTAAGTTTAAAGAAGTTAATGAGGCTTATGAAACATTAAAAGATCCTAATAAAAGAAAACTTTATGATAATCCTAATATGGGTTTTAATCCATTTGATGATATGTTTAATTTTGGTTTTGGTTTTCCAGGCGCACGAAGAAAAAGAGATAGAAATGCTCCTGTAAATGGTAGAGATTTGAAGTTTGTTATTGATGTAAAACTGCATAAATTTTTTACTGGCGGAGAAGAGATTATAGATGTAACATATGATGAGCTTTGTCAAACCTGTTCTGGAAAAGGAGCTACTGAGTTAGAAGAGTGTAGTAGCTGTGATGGTACAGGTATGATTATGGTTCAACAATTAGTAGGAAGAATGATGACTGCTAAATCAACTCCTTGTAGTAATTGTAAAGGGTCTGGAGAAATAAAATTAAATTCTTGTGACTCATGTAATGGTTCTGGTGTTAAGAAAGTAGAAAATAGAAAAATTAAAGTGGTAATACCAGAAAACACTAGAGATGGTGATATACTTAGAGTTAATGAAAGAGGTCCTAAAGGTGTAAATGGTGGAAATCATGGAAATATAATAGTTAAACTTAGAATGATGTATCCAGACATTAGTAAGTTAAATGAAGAGGAGATTAATGTCCTCAAAAAAATATAGAATACTAAGTTTAGATATATCTTCTACTTCTACTGGATGGTCTTTTTATTCTGGAAATTTTAATAAAATAAAGTTCGGAAGAATTATGCCAGAAAAAAAGTTAGAGACTGCTGAAAAACTTAATTATTTTAGAAAAGAGCTTATTAAAATAGTTAAAAAGTTAAAACCGAATGAGGTAGTAATAGAAGATACTTTTTTTGGTAGAAATGCTAAAGTTTCAAAACTTTTGGCAAAGTTTGCTGGAGTAGCGGAGCAAGTAGTGTTGGAATATTGTAAAACATGTCCATATATATTAGTAAATACTACAGTAAAATCTTTTTTCAGGGCTTTAAATAAAGAAAATCTGTATTATATTATAATTGATGTTATGGACTTTGATGAATGTAGCTTTAATTATAAGGAGCATAACGATATAACCGATAGTATAGCACAATTATTGTTCTTTTATGATAGTGTGTTGAATATAAAGATGTTAAGATATGAAAAGGAATATGGTTATTTATATGAAATTGTTTGAAATGGAGGTAACTAATGAGCAAAAGCTCTATTAAATTAAGTGCAACTAGAATTAGTTCTTTTCTTAGTTGCAAACAGAAATATTATTTTCAATATGTTAAGAAATTACCTAAACTTTCTAAACCAGTGTTTAAATTGGGATTGGCTTGTCATGAATCATTAGAACTTGCTGGTAAGATATGGATGGAAAAAGGTAAGTTTTCTAAAGCAGATAAAGAAAAGATATTTGCTTTATATAATGAAATATCTATAAGAGAAGGTATAGAGGAATTAGATGTTCATGCTATGGGGAAAGAACTAGTTGAGTCTAGACTTAAAAGTTTTTCTCTTGGTAATAAAATAATTAGTTTAGAAGAAAAGTTTGGTTTTTGGGGAGGCAAAAATGCTGATTTTAAGACTAAATTAGGAGTACCTGTAATGGGGGCGATGGATAAAGTTGTTGAATTAGATAATGACTCTTTAATAGTTGTTGACTATAAAACATCTAAGACAGTACCAACACCTGATCAATTAAAGGACGACCTACAGTTATCTTTATATGATTTAGTTGCTTCTATGATGTGGCCTCATTATGATAGAATTATACTTTGTTTAGACATGTTAAAGCACGACCCTATTTATACTTATAGAACTCCAGAACAAAGAGAAGAATTTGATAAATATCTTCTTGAAGTATATAATCAAATGCTTGCCTTTAAGGAGAAAGATGCCAAACCTTCTTTACAGGTTTTGTGTCCTTGGTGTGATTATAAGGATGTTTGTGAGCCATACAATGAGCTTGCTTCTAAGAAAGAGTATAATTTTTTACCGCTCGCAAAGTTGTCTGATGATGAGATGGTAAATGAGTATGATTCTATAAATACTACTACTAAGATACTTGAGATGAGAAAAAGAGAACTTGGTATGATGATAATGGAAAAGATTAAAGTAAATGAAGAAAATTTGAAGGGCGAAGAAAAACAATTATATGTTAGACAAAACTCAAGGTCAAGTTATGATGTTAAAGCTGTTTACGAAGCTATTCCAGAGGAAGATTTTGTTGGTTTAGTTTCATTAAACAAGAAAGCTGTTGATGAGTATTGTTCTAAAAATCCACAGTTTAAGAAGAAGATAGAAGAAAGTTCTACTACAAATTATACTACACCATTTTTGGTTTCAAAGAAGATATGAAAGGAATAAGTATGAGTAAAAGAAAATTAAGTAAAACAACAGGAAAGAAGATAAAAGTACTTGCTTACTGCGATTCTCCCACTTGTGCAACCGGGTTTGGTACTGTGTCTAGAAATATTTTTGAGTCTTTATATAGGACTGGAAAATTTGAAATAGATATTTTAGGTATTAACTATTGGGGAGATCCTCATGATTTTCCGTATAAGATTTGGCCTACTGGAATAAATAACGATAGAGATCCTTATGGTAGAAAAAAAGTTGCTAATATGATTCAACATATGGAGTATGATATTTTATTTTTTCTTCAGGATACATTCATATTAGACTTCATGCCTTCAGTTATATCAAATCTTAAGGATAGTGGTAAGAAATTTAAGTCAATAGTATATTATCCAATAGATGGTTTTCCTAAAGAACAGTGGGTAAAGAATGTAAGTGTAGCAGATTATATGGTTGCTTATACAGAATTTGGAGCAGAGTTGTCTAAGTTAGTTTATAGTGGTTGTAAGGAGCCCTTGGTTATACCACATGGAGCTAATGTAAGTGATTACAAACCCATTTCAAAAGAAGAAAGGGATAAGTTTAGAAAGATGTATTTTGGTCATCACCATGATAAGTTTATTGTTACCAATATTAATAGGAATCAGCACAGAAAAGACATTCCTAGAACAATAATGGCTTTCAAGGAGTTTAGAAAGAAAGTTCCAGAGTCAATTCTTTATTTACACATGGCACCGAAAGACCAGGGCTGGAATTTGATTGAGACAATAAAATCTTTTGGTTTTACTATGAATAATGATGTAGTATTTCCAGAAAATTTTGGACCTAA